GCAGTGGGTGAGCAAACCTTCCAGCCAAAAATTGGATTTAAGACAAGATATGGTCTTGTTTCAAACCCATTTGCTGAAGGAATCACTCAGGGTCTTGGAAGACTCCAAGTTAACAGCAACCGCTACTACAGAAGAGTTGCAGTTAAGAACATCATGTAAGCTAGATGCTTATATTTCTCAAAGACCTCCTAAAAATAGGGGGTCTTTTTTTTATCTTGAAAACAAAAAAACAAAACGTTGACAAACTCAAAAGAAAGATGTATTATAACTCTATACTTACAAAAGGATAGGCAATTGACAATTAGAGCAAGGGATTCAAGGTACTGGAAGGTTGATGATTTTTATAGTGGGCAAGAAATAGATACTCCTGGTAAAAAGGCATTGTGGCAAGCTGCAATGAATTTAAGGGGAGGTCCATCATGTACACTTAGAGTTTTTGAGGAGAAAGGAAGGAGCGGATTGCATTTAAGAGGAATCAAAGAGTTCTTGAAGAACAACATAGATCCTGATGATCTGGCTGCTGAAGCTGCTCTTAGGAATTCAAAGAATATATCTTCTGCTGAGAAGCAAAAGATACTATTGTCCAATATGGTATCAAATTTATCTAATCAATTTAGAACAAAATTTGTTCCAATCTACCAGATGATGACAAATACAAATGGACCAATAATAGATGGTGGTGCATTTCCAGAATTGCATGATCATTTTAAAACTTCATCTGCAACAACTGAAGTCACAGCTGATAAAGAACGTGCATATAAAATTATAGGAGATGTGTATAAGTGCGACAAAGCAACTATTGACTTTATAAGAGATCTACTTAGATAGTGATTATAAGACCTCCTCTTGTAGGGGGTCTTTTTTTATCTAAATAATTAAAAAAGATAATGACTGCAACAGGTTTTAGAAATCAAGTAAAGAATAAAAACTTCTTGAATCCTACTGGATTTAAGTTTATTTTAAATCGTGCTCCTAAAGTTACTTTCTTTTCTAACCAAGCAAATATTCCAGGATTAAATTTAGGTACTGCTGAACAAGCAACATACTTAACTGATATTCCTCAACCTGGTGATAAATTACAATTTCAAGATTTGAATCTAAGGTTTTTGGTAGATGAGGATTTAGAAAATTATCTAGAAATACAGCACTGGTTAAGAGGATTAGGTTTCCCAGATAGTTTAAAAGAGATATATGATTGGCAAAGTAGTAATCCTAACGCACCCAGAGGAGAATTAAATTATACATGTGACGGAACTTTAAATGTTTTGTCTAGTTCTAATGTACCAAATTTTAAAATTAAATTTTTAGATATGTTCCCAGTATCATTATCGGATTTAGATTTTGATGCTACTGATTCTGATATAGACTACTTGACAGCTAACGTTACTTTCAAGTATACTATATACAACATTACAGATTTGGACGATAATATTTTATGAGTGTAACTCTTGAGTCTATTCAAGAGATGTGGGAGAAAGATGCACAAATAGACAGAGATAATCTACATGAGGAATCATTAAATATCCCCTCTCTACATGCAAAGTATTTTGAATTATATAATACTATATTTCTTTTAAGAAAGAAAGCAGAACAGCAGCGTAAAAATATTCGCCATGAACGTTATGAATATTTCTCTGGGAAAGCAGATCCTGATGTTTATATAGAGAATCCTTTTCCAAAGAAGATAAGGGATAAGGACACAATGCAGAAATATATGGATGCTGATGAGAAACTTTCCAATTCAAATTTGAAGATTGATTATTATGATACCATGCTTGTCTATATTGAAAGCATTTTAAAAGTAATTCAGAATAGGACATTTCAGATAAAAAATGCAATAGAGTTCATGAGATTTAATGCTGGACTAGGTTGATAAATACCCATAGCATAATGGGTAAAAGTGACCAACGTTATAATACAGAAGTCAAACGAAGTATTTTTAAAAATTAAAGCAGAACCTCATATTGAATATGAACTGAGGGATCACTTTACCTTTGAGGTGGAGGGTGCTAAGTTCATGCCTCAATATAGAAAAAGAAATTGGAATGGTGAGATACATTTATATGATTTAAGATCTAAGAAAATTTATGTAGGACTGTTAGATAAAATAGTATCATTTTGTGAGAGACATGGATATACTTATAGATTTGAAGATAATGATTATTATGGTCCTCCATTTGAAATAAATTCATCTATATCTAAAGAGGGTGTAAAAGATTACATCAGATCTATTACAAATATTAAACCCAGAGAATATCAAATTGAAGGTGTATGTGATTGTTTAAAACATAATAGAAGATTATTAGTTAGTCCTACTGCTTCAGGTAAATCTTTAATGATTTATTCTTTAGTAAGATACTATGTACATAAAGGAATGAAAATTCTTTTAGTTGTTCCTACTACTTCTCTTGTAGAACAGATGTATAAGGATTTTATAGAATATGGATGGGATGCTAAAAATCATTGTCATAGAATTTATTCTGGTAGAGAAGTAACTAATGCAAATGAAGTAACTATTACTACATGGCAATCTGTATTTAGAATGGAGAAATCATTTTTTAAAGATTATGATGTAATTATAGGTGATGAAGCACATCTTTTCAAGAGTAAGTCTTTAGTAAATATAATGACTAAGTTAGAACATGCTAAGTATAGATTTGGTTTCACTGGTACATTAGACGGAACACAGACTCATAAGTGGGTCTTAGAGGGATTGTTTGGACCATCATATAAGGTAACTAAAACTGATAAATTAATGAAGGAAGGACATCTATCTCAGTTAGATATTCAATGTCTTGTTCTTAAGCATCCTCCTAAAAAATTTGAAACATATGAAGATGAACTTCAATATTTAATTTCTCATGAACAAAGAAATAATTTTATCACTAATTTAGCATTAGATCTTAAAGGTAATACTCTCATTTTATACAGTAGGGTAGAAACCCACGGAGCAATACTTTATGAAAAGATAAATAATATTAAGCATACTGACCGTAAAGTATTCTTTGTACATGGTGGTGTTGATGCTGAAAAAAGAGAATCAATTAGGGAGATTACAGAAAATGAAAAAAATGCAATTATTGTTGCCAGTTATGGCACTTTTAGTACTGGGATCAACATTAAGCGGTTGCACAACGTCATCTTCGCCAGTCCCTCCAAGTCCAGAGTTAGAAATCTCCAATCCATTGGAAGGGTTCTCAGAAAAGGTAAAGATAAAGTAAAAGCAACATTATATGATATTGGAGATGATTGTACATATAATTCTAAAAAAAATTATACACTTAATCACTTAATTGAAAGAATCAAAATTTACAATGATGAAAATTTTAATTATGAAATAATCACTATACAAATAAAAAAATGATGGAAGAAGATTTTTATGCCACAATAAAATTTAAATCAGGTGAAGAAATATTTTCTAAAGTATCTTGCTCTGAAGAAGAAGATAGAACTATTCTATTATTAGATAATCCCGTTACTATTGAAAAAGTTAGAAACAAAGGAAGTATATATGGATATAAATTTGAACCTTGGTTGAAAACTAGTAAAGAAGATTTATTAATTATTAATTTAGAAGATGTTTTAACGTTAGTAGAATCTAAAGATGTAGAAACTATTGCTATGCATAAAACTTTTTCTCATCATCAAAATCAATATATTGATAATCATCAAAAAAAGTTAAATAGGAGGATGGGATATATATCTACTATAAATGAAGCTAAAGCATCTTTAGAGAAACTCTTTAAAGATAACTAACGTATACCTGACCCTTGAACCCCGACAGAGTTAGTCTACTATTATTTTGACACCTTGTCAACTATTGTGTTGAATGCTATAATTAATACATAATAGATAGTAAAGATATGACACCTGCAAGAATTATGGGTAGACGTAAAAGATCTGAACATTATGTTAATAATAAAGAGTTTCTTGCAGCGTTAATAAAGCATAGAGAAGATATTGAGATAGCAGAAATCCAAGGTAAAGAGAAACCTAGAATACCCAGATACATAGGAGAATGTTTTCTTAAGATTGCTACTCATTTATCTTTCAAACCAAACTTTGTTAACTACATGTTTAAGGAGGATATGATTTCTGATGGCATTGAAAACTGCGTACAATACATACACAATTTCAATCCTGAAAAGTCTCAAAACCCGTTTGCTTATTTCACACAAATTATTCACTACGCTTTCTTACGTAGAATACAGAAGGAGAAGAAGCAATTGGAGATTAAGAATAAAATTCTTGAGAAGACTGGATATGAACAAGTCTTTGAGAAAGATACTCTTGACGATTCCAACTACAGTGATTATAATCAAATCAAAGATGCTGTGCATTCTAAATTACGTAATTGATGAAGGTAGCGATAATTACAGATCAGCACTTTGGATGCAGAAAAAATTCAAAACTTTTTCACGATTATTTCCTAAAGTTTTATAATGATATATTCTTTCCTACTCTTGAGAAAGAAGGTATTACCACTGTTATTAATATGGGTGATACCTTTGATAGTAGAAAGGGAATAGATTTTTCTGCATTGACATGGGCTAAGGATAATTATTTTGATAGACTAAAAGATATGGGCATCACAGTCCATACGATAGTTGGTAATCATGACATATATTATAAGAATACAAATGATATAAATGCAATAGATTTATTATTGAGAGAGTATGATAATATTCCAATCTATGAAGAAACCACTCCTATAGAAGTGGGTGGTTTAAGTATTCTACTTGTGCCTTGGATTAATAGCGAGAATAAAGAGAAGAGTGTGGCGATGATTAATAAGTCACAATCTCCTGTTTGTATGGGGCATCTTGAGTTGAATGGATTCAGAGCCACACCAGGTCATATGATGGAGCATGGTATGGAATGGGATATATTTAAAAAATTCAAAAAGACATTTTCTGGGCATTACCATTGCAGATCAAATCAAGATAATATTTACTATCTTGGTAATCCTTATGAGATGTTCTGGAATGATGTAAATGATGTTAATAGAGGATTTCATTTATTTGATACAGAGACATTAGAACATACTCCAGTCAATAATCCATATAGAATACATCA